AAAAATATCAACTTAATACTGATAAAAATGGTAATAACTTAATTACATTACTTGGTAATAATGTTGGAGATTCAACAAATCAAAGATACGGAGCAATAAATAATTCAGATACTCAAAATAATACCAATCTTGTAGATGTTCTTCCATCATGTGGTAGTTTTTATAAAAATATGTGCGAATATCATTATTATTATGATAAAAAAGATGGTTTAATTTATAATAAATCATTTAGTGATAGAATTGCCAATGATCAAAATATAGGATCTTATAAAAATAATTTACAATATTTAAATGAACATATACCAGATTGTAGATGTAATACATATAGTACAGATACAGGTGGAGATGTAACTAAATATTATGCTACTACAGGATGTATGTCTCAAGATAGTAATAAAACAAATACAGGTGGTAATAGATATGGTAAAAATGATGTAAAACAAATTCCATTATATAATTATAATTTAGATGATGGTAAGAATAAGAATGCATTTAAAGATAAAGGATTTAGAAATCAATATGATCCTGTACGTGCAACTGCAGGATTAATGGGAGGACAATTTTTATATGCAGGTGCTGCACGTGGTAGAGCAGTAACTTTTAATAGTTATACATGTAATATTAGTAATACTATTAATGTAGGAGCAGGAGGTAATGTAGCAATTGGTAATGTAAATTTAGATTGCAATTTTGAATCAAGTACTGATTCTAAGACACCTGAAAATCCTGGAGGTGCAATGTTAACGATGAGTGTATCGTTTAAAGATGCTGTAACAAATAGTAGATATTCATTAAATAATCCAAATTTTAAAGTACCATTAAATTATGATATACCATTAATAGTTGATATTACATGGTTAAATCCTGCATATCAAAATACATTTTTAAAACCTAGTAACTATGTTTTTGCATTTTATTTAGGTTCAGATACAAAACAATATATAAATGCAAAATTTGATTGTACTACCTCTGAAGAGTCTACAATGGGAGCAGGTGATGCAACACCTACAAAATCATGTATTGGACCATATACAGTATATACACCTTTTATAATTGGAAAAACAAATTCAAATAGTGAAAAATATATATTATCATTGATATCCGGTAAAACAAATACAATTACTTCAAGACAGGTTACTGTTTATATGAAACAATATAGTATGAAAATTACCAATATTGTATTAGCAGGATTTACTTCAAAAGTTACTACTAATTATAATACACAGCCATCATCACCTTTATCGGTTACAATTAATGTAATTACAAATACAACAGATATATTAAGTAATTTATCATATAGAATTAAATTAACACCTTTAATTGAAACAAATTCTGATGGTACACCAAATCCACCTATAATAATATATGGTACTAATTTTTATTCAGATTTTGCAATAAATAATACATCAGGTGTAGGATCATATAAAGTAGAAGATTCATTAAAACCAATTGTATACACTATTGCTGTATCATTAGGTATACAAAAAGATTATACTAATACTACATATTATGTAGATAATCCACCTACTATAAAAGATATGTATTTTTCTGATTGTACTATAGATACAGATTTTTTTCTAGTAGATGATAGTTGTAGATTAGGATTAATTGATTTATCCGGATTAGGTTTAGATGCATATAGACCTGTATCTTTAGCAATTAGTCCTGAAGATGTATCTATCGCTATAAAAGAACAACAAAAATTAACTAGTAAAGTTTTACCTGCTATTGCATTTAATAAAAAAGTTAAATGGGTTAGTGATGATCCTGAAATTGTAGCAGTAAGTGATACGGGTGTAATTACAGGTTTAGTAAAAGGAACAACAACTATTACAGGAACTACAATAGCAAAAAATGCTAAAAAAGAATATTTAAAACAAACAATTAATGTAAATGTTACTCAAACATCAAGTTCTGATTTTGATGTAAATACAATATTAAATAATCCTGTATATCTTATAATTGCAGTTATATTAGGTTTATTCGTATTAAGAATAATATTTGGTCGTAGATAAAAAAATATATAGGAAAAATAAATGTATATATTAAAAATATACATTTATTTTTTGTAATAATAATACATATATATTATATGTCAAGTAATTCACCAAGTAATTCACGAACTAATGCACCAAGTAATGCACCAAGTAATGCAGCAGCAACAACAACAACTTCAACAACAACAACAACAACTTCAACTTTAACAACAGGAAATAAAAATGTAGATACATTTTTAGTAAATACATGTACTAAAGCAAAAACATTTTTTGCAGGTAACAATGCATTAAAAAAAATAGAATTAGATTGTGGAGATATGAAAAAAGTATTTATGTATACAGGAGTTACAATTATTGGAATTATAGTATTAATAATGATATTACAATCAGTATTAGGAGGTAGTGAACCATCGCATTCAGGTCAACCTATTATTATAAATATGCCTGCACCAGGAAAATAATGAAAGTTTATTTATTATGTATAAATATAATAAATAAAATATATATATACATATATAATATATGTCTACAGATAATCCGGAACCTATCAATACATCTAATAAAGATATAGATCCAAGAATAAATACAAAATATCTATATATTCAACTTGATTCAAATAATAATAAAGTATATTCACCTAGAGGAGCTAATTTACTAAAATTAGATTCATATTTAGATGAGTTATATAAAAATTATAAATTATTTTTAAATGAGGAAAGTAATGATTATACTTTTAAGTTAGATGAATATGCAACTCTTATCTTACTTAATGTAAATAAAATTATTGATATGATAAAACCATGTGCAAGTAATAGTACAGATTTAGAAACAAGATGTAGTTGTGTGTATGATAGTAGTTGTATAGACAGTGATATATGTATGTATGTAAATGAAATACAATTAGTATTATTAGATTATATATTAAATTTATCATATATTACAAATAAATCACCAAAAACAGATTATGAATATTTACCATTTTTTATATTAAAAAATACAGCGGATATAATTACTGCAAATGAAGCAAATAGAAATTTAGTTTCACAAAATGAATATTTATTATGTGGTACTACTCGATGGGTACCTAAATCAACTGATCCAATTTTACAAGCTAAATATAATAAGATATTAACACGTCAAAAACAAAATCAAGCAGATCATACATATAATTTTACTTTACGATATGTAATATACGGTATAATTAGTATAAGTGTACTATGTATGTTATATTTATGGTATAAAAGTAGACAAGGTGGAAAAGATGAAACAAATTAAATTATAAAGTAAATCGATAATTGATAATTGTTTTTATATCTTTTTTTGTTGCATATATTTTATTAATTCTATATACATCAACGTCTTCATCAATATTTATATGAATATTTTCATTATTTAATATATTATATTTTTTCATCAATGTTCTATATACAATTATACTAATTGGATTTACATGTAATGTATTAACTCTATAATACATCATATGATAACATACTTTAAATGGTATATCAAATACAATTATTTTTACAATATATTCATCATTATTTACAAGTTGTATTATTTCTTGTCTTTTATCAAAATCTAAATTTGTATTATCAATAATTATATTTTCTTTTTTTTTGATTGCAGCCAATAATTTTTTATTTGATTTTTCTTTTGTTTTATCTGTATCTTGATTAATGTAAGTATAAGAGTCATAATATTTTTTAGCAAAAGTACTCTTACCGCATCCTGGTAATCCGACTAATAAAATTAATTCAGATTTAGATGAATCTTTTTTAATTTTTAGTTTTTTAGAAGAAAACCAATTTTCAAGATTTATATAATTTTCTATTTCTGAATTTGTGTAATTATTAAAATCTTCAGGTTTTACTATCTTATTATTAAAATCTTCAGGTTTTATTTTTATAAAATCTTCAGGTATAACAAATTTTATACCAATATTATGTGCAAAATATAAATCACTATTACTATGATCATTTTTTCTACCTGCAGCATCACCTACATAAAAACTTTTTTTAGTATGAATTTTATTATCTAATATATTATTTAATAAATCCCACATACCTGTTAGTGGTTTACGATAATGATCTCCTTCTAATGCAATAAATACCCATATATCTTGCGTAAATGATTTTTTAATATTCATAATTTTTTGTTTGAATTTATCTAATCCTAATTTATCTTCAAGACCTTTTTGGTTTGTAAATATAACAATTAAATAATTATTTAATGAATTTATTTTTGATACAATATCATCTATAAATACCCAATCATTTTCGTTTTTAGGAAATTTTAATTTACTTTTAGTAGTAATTATAGTATTATCTAAATCAAATGCTGCAACTGAATCATAATTAATATTCAAAGTATTATAATATAAAACACCATTTTTTTTAGTCCACATTTTATAGTATAATATATATTAATTAAATATATATTATTCAATTTTATATAAAAAATTGAAAAAATAATTGCTTATCATATTCATTATAGTTGGGTATTCATATCTTACAAAGACAACACTCATCGCGAAAAAGATGTCTTCGTTCGAGCCCAACCTGAAGAAGTTACTTAAAGCCATCACGAACACGTACAAGTTCTATTTAAATGCACCATTCATCTACGACCTTTTGGTTAAGTCGCAGACACAACAAATGGATCGTCAGAAGCAGTTGCAGAAGCTGTTGCAGCAGGAGCAGACACAGGGTGTGCAGTTTCTGAAAAAGTGGTTGCTAGAGTCAGAGCAGCATATCGAGAAAATGCAGGAGTTACGGAAAAAGGTGGACGAACCGGGAAATTTCAATTTGATGTTTTCACGGTTAGAAAAACTTGTGAACATCTTTTTGTCGCAGCATCACGATCTGGAACAAAAGTGGTTAGTCCTAGAAGACTATAACTTGAAACAGATGCAGCTGTACAAGAATTTGGAGAAGCAGCTGCAGCTGTAAGCGAATCGACCTTCTCGAAGACCTAGTTATGTCTGAAAACTAACTTGTTAGACAACAATGATCAGTATGAAACATAGTTTACAACGTCTCGGGCCTTAACTGGTCGTTTGATTTTGTTTATTTGTGAATTAGTATTGTGATTATATTTTTTATTTATAAATGAAAATATATTATTCAATTTTACTATTTTTATTTCCAATTACATACATACTTATTACTTTACTAATAATAATACCAAGAGTTATTAGTAATATATTTTGATATGTAAAAGATGATGAATTAGTTGAACGCAAGTATTTTTTTGATAATAAATCATTATTAAAAAATATTTTTTTTAGTTGTTCAATACGTAGTGTATTATTAAATTGTGGAGCATAGGTATAATTACAATGTAGGGTATTGTTGATTGATGCATATAAAAAATATAAAAATGGTTTATATTCAGGAATAATAATTGTATTATTAAACATAGTATATATAGTAAAACATACTTGATTTGCTGTTTGATTTATTATAGGTGTATCATAATATTTAGTATAATTTACTGTAGTATAATTGAGGATTGAGTGAGTAATATGAAGAATATCATGATAATCTGTCATTTTTTATTATGATTATACTAATTATATTCAATAAATAAATAATTCATTTTTTATAAAAATTGAATAGTATATTAATTTAAATATAAGTTTATATTAATAGTAAAGAATGAAGTTTTGTAAACATTGTAATTATGTTTTAAATATATCAAAAACACCATTATTATTGGATAATAAAGTAGTTTATACTATTGAAACTATGGATCAATTTTTAAACTATTTAAAGAATGTATCAACTGAAATTAATAATGAAATAGAAGTAAAAATTGATCATGAAACGTTAAGGGCTAAATTAATGGCAAAATTTAAAAAGAATGTTAAAAAAGTAGATGAATATATGTTACAATATACAGCATTAAAAAATAAAAATGTATATGATAGTTCAATTTATTTCATTTGTCAAAATTGTCAATCATCATTTGAAATAGAACCAGGTACTATTATATTATCATCTAATTTAGATATAAATAATCAAAAAATTCAACAGCACGATTTATTATTTAAAATAATGGATTTAACATTGCCAAGAACAAAAGATTTTATTTGTCCGAATAAAGAATGTGAATCAAATAAAAATACAAATTTACTTAATAGAGAAGCTATTATATTTCGTGAAAATAAATCATTTATTACACGATATGTATGTACAACTTGTATTACAGATTGGATTGCTCAATAAAATGTTTATTTAAAAAATGAAAAATATATATTATATCTGTATTATTAATAGTAATTAAAATGCCAAAAAAAGAAGTAGTTAAGAAAACAAAAGAAGTATCTAAAGCTCCATCAAAAGTATCTGCAAAAACTGTAGCAAATAAAAAAGTTACTTTTAAAAAAGAGGATACTGAAAAGAATGATAATATATTTATATCAAATCCAGTAATGAAAGAAAATTACATGTATAATGAATTAAATTTAGATGAAGATGAATTAGAAAAAGAAACTGAAATTGAAAACGATGATACAGAATTAAATGATCTTGAAAAAGATGAAATAGAAAAAGAAAAAGATGAATCCGAAGATGAAGATCATGAATTAGATGATGATACAGAATATGAGAATGATAATATTAATGAATTAGATGATTTATATGATGATATGGATAATACGAAAAAATCCAAAAAGAAGACAAAAAGAAGTGAAAAAGAAGATGATGAAGATGATGAATTAGAGAAAGAATTATGCGAATATGATTATAGTGAAATTTATGATGAAAAAAAGGAAAATCCTGTTGTTATTGTAGAAGATATTAATAGAATTACATTTCCTAGATTAACAAAATACGAAAAAGTTAGATTGATTGCAACACGAGCCAAACAATTATCATTAGGTGCAAAAGCGATGATTAAAAATACAACAGGAATACATCCAATTGAAATTGCAAAATTAGAATTAGAGCACAGAATGATTCCGATGAAAATAAAACGAGTATTACCTGATAATACTGTTGAAATATGGAAATTACGTGATTTGGATGTAGATATTTAAAAAATTGATTTTTTTACATGTAAATAATATTGATTATTATATAAATTTATTATATGATAATTAATCCAGATGACATATTAGCAAATTTTGATATGATGCCAAATAAGGAAAATTATTGGTTTTTAATGCGATTTATGTGTATAATATTAGATATTTATCGAGATATTAAAATAGAATTACATCCTCCAAGAATTACAAATGAAATGTTTGTATATCATTCAGATAAATATTGGTCAAGAATTGTATATGCATGGAATGAATTACAACATAATCCACAGATAACTAAAAATGATATATTTAATTGTGTTCATATTGGTGGTTCTATTAATTATTTAGATTATTGGTATGATATTTTTAAAAAACAGAATACATTTACAGAAAAAATTACAAATGAAAATAAATATTATGTATCATCATTATATGATTTAAAAACAAAAACACATAATGATATTAATTATTTGATAGAAATAGATCAAAAAATTGCGGATGTTTTATATCATATTAAAAATTATAAATTAAATAAACAATATTGTAAATATATGATTGCATTAATTATTGATACAAAATATATATCACAATATATTATAGATACAGTATATAATTATTTATCATCTGATTATATTGATCCAAGAGTTGATTCAGAAAAAAGATATGATTTACTAGTTTTATTTTATGATTTTTTGGATATATAAACTTACATTACTAAGTTTATATATAATAACATGTAAGATGGGTAATTGTATAAGTTCAAAAAACAAACCACAGCCAAAAAAAAAGAAGAAAGTTTTAAATAAAGTTATGAATAAATCAAATCCGTATAATACTGCTTTTCTTCCAAAAAATAAAAAGAATATACCAAAATCTTTAAAAAAAATGGTATGGGATAAATATGTTGGTGCAGATATTGGTAAATCAAAATGTATGTGTTGTAAATATGAAGAGATTCGACAAATTGAATTTCATTGTGGACACATTATTGCAGAAGCAAATGGAGGTGAAACAAATATTAATAATTTACGACCTATTTGTGCTCAATGTAATTTAAGTATGGGTAAAATGAATATGGATATCTTTATGAAAAAATATATGGCTAATAAAAATTGATATTTTTATTATATAGATAGTAATTTCTTTATAGTAAAAACAAAAATGTACGTGTTTGAAATATCGAATGTCCTCACAAAACAAATAGATATTATTACAGGTAAAACTACGAATGATATATCAGGTGATATTTTACATTATAACAATGGTGTAAAATATGATGATACAGTTGATTATGACGTTAATTTTTATAATTCGAAAGGAGATACAGTATTAACTATTCCTGAATCAAGTCTTAAATTTGCAATTATGGGTGAAGATGATGATACAAATATTACTGAAAATATGAAAGAATATTCTCAGAAATATTGGGAAATGGATCATAAAAAAATTCAGATTATTGAATTTAATAATCCGTCTCATGCAGGTGAAGCAATTTGGGATCCAGATTATAATCCTGAACTAGAGATTGATAATGATTCAGATGATAATTTTAATTCTGCAGAAGCAGATTATAATCCTGAAGATGATGAAGAAGATCAAGAGTATGATTGCGAGTTAAATAAAAATATTTTATCTGCATAAGATGATTTTAGTTTACCTTCTTCCATTAATACAAGTTGTTTATTAAATTTATCGTATTTAAGAATATTTTGAATATTACTTGAATACTTAATATTTATTTTAGAATCAGTGTCATTTAATGATAACGGCAATATTGGATTTTTATTTTTATATATATTTGATATTTTCATTTATTTAATAATATCTATATAATTTTATATATAATTACATTATAAAATTGAAAATTGTATAATATATATAATATTCTATATATTATAACTTTCCAAAAAATGGAACATATACGTGATATTTGCAATCCCTATGAAGTTAATGTTGTTATTTATCACCATGTATGTATGGATGGTTTTGCATCTGCATTTGTTGCAAAATTATTTTTAGAAGAAGCTGGTGAACACGTTGAACTTATACCCAAACGTCTTGATGGGAAACCGCTCGATGTTAAAAATTTTAAAAATAAAAATGTATTAATGGTAGATATTGTATGTGAAAATTTTAAAGAAATTAAAGAAAATTGTGAAAGTTTAATCATTCTTGATCACCATAAAACAAATCAAGACAAATTAGCAGGCATTGATTATGCATATTTTGACATGAATAAATCAGGAGTAGGACTAACGTGGGAATATTTCTTTTATAAAGAAATGCCACTATTCTTAGAGTGTATTCAAGATAGAGATTTATGGACATGGAAGAATGAAAAATCACGAAATTTTTGTGATGGTTTATATGAATTAATGGATTTTACAAATCAAGATTTTACGATATTTTATAAATTATATTCAAAATATTTATTGGATAATACCGACAAAAATGAATTTAAAAAATATTATGAATTAGGTGAAACATTAAATTTAGTAAAAATTAAAAATATTCATGGAATTGTTAAATATAATAGTGTTTTATATTTAGCAACAATTAATAATAAAGAATATAAAATTTATATTTATAATGTTAGTCACAATATTGCAAGTGATATAGGTAATTATGTCATGGAAAAATTAGATTGTGATTTTGTAGTTTTATGGAGATACAATCATGTTGATGAATTATATAATTATTCACTTCGAAGTGTAAATAACAAAACAGATGTTAGTAGTATATGTAAAATTTATGGGGGCGGCGGTCACCATAATGCAGCAGGATTTTCACATGAAGATCCACCCAAAGTATTATTTAACTATGTTAAAATTAATTTATAACAAGTAGAAATAGCATAGTAGAAAAATTATTATATTGGTATATATAAATGATAGTATTGAATAATCACGGAATGTTGTAGTAATTATAAATAATATTATTATTTCCATATATACAAATATTATTATAGTATTAAATGTACTAATAAATGCAGGTGATGCTAATTCAGTATTCATGATATAATCTATAATAGAATATATACTAATATTTATATAAAAATTGAAAAGGTAATGTAATATACATATATACTTTTAGTATAATAATTAATCAAACATATAAAATATATAAAATGGATACACTAATTAACACTTTGCGTATGTTTCGTTTGAATTTGAAGTCATTGTCATCTATTAATGAGAATTTTTCTCACGCTGCATCTATTTTCTTAGCAGGGTGTAAAAAAGAATGTATTTTATGCAATTAGCACAGGATATAACAATTATCGATCATATCATAAGTATTGTACAACACATGCAGAAATGGATGCAATTAATAAGTTAAAACCACGAGATCGTCATAAGAAATTATTGAAAGTAAATATAGTTGTTATTCGAGTTAATAATTCGGGTAATTTATGTTCATCTCAGCCATGTCATAATTGTGTAGAATATATGAAGACAGTTGCAGTAAATAAGGGATATAAAATTAAGAAAATTTATTATTCTACATCAACAGGTGATATTGAGAACAAATTACTATAATTTTTTTACAATGTAATAATATCATATTAATAATAAAGTCTATATTGTCATCTATTGACATATAAAAGTTGAAATATTAATATGTTGATTATAATGTTATATCTTTATTATAATTAAATTTAATAAAATGAGTTTTGGCAATTCATATGAAATTATTAAAGATGATCCAAATGATTCATATATTGATGTTCGTTATCCACGTATGCATATGCCATATAATGTTTACCAAAGTGCAATGGATTGCATTCGGATTCATGAGAAAAATATTTTTAATTCAGGTTTAAATATGCCATTATTATCTGTTGAGTCAGTACCACCACCGCCACCTGTAGAGTCAGTACCACCACCGCCACCTGTAGAGTCAGTACCACCACCGCTACCTATTGAGTCAGTGCCCTCACCACAAAAAGATAAGGTTGCTGCTGATGTTAATAACATTCTTTCTAATGCTGTAAATATGAATCTTACTAAATCAAATATTACAGACAATCGTAGCAAAGTATGTGTTGATTGGGTTAATTACCGATGTTATAAAACTAATTGCACTAAAGCACATTACATTGATAAACAATACAAACGATCTATTTGTAAACATTGGAAAAACTATAACTGCAGATTTAGTGCACGTGAATGCACGTTTGCACATGGTATTAATGATAGTTATGTTGATTATAAATCACGTGATCGTTCTCGTAGTCGATCACGTACTAAATATAATTATTAAATGCATTCTTTACGAATAGGTTTTGGATTTAAACCAATATAATAACCTAACATTGTATTAATACCAAATATTTTATGTGTAATTATTCCGAGTAATATTACTAACATTTCAAAATAAAGTATAAGATAAATATCAGTTAATTTAAAAATATATATTGCTAGTAAATATCCAACTAATAGTGTAATTACCCAATCAAATATTGACATATCTATAATTTTTGGTTTTCGTAAAGTATCAATAAGTCCGCAAGTATCTGTCATTATAAATATAATATATTATATTTATAATTTAATTAATTTTTAAGATTTTCTTTAATTGCATCTATCGCAGATGAAAATAATAATGATGGTGGAGCTGGTATAAAATGCATAGCATAATTCATAAAAAACCAATATTCTATACCACCTACAAATGTAAATGTTAATACATTTTCAGTAAGTAATTTTGTAACATTTAAACATGTAGGACATGAAATTTTTACAACTGTTATTAATATCGCAGATATAATTAAAAATATAATAGATATATATTTACTATAAAAGATTATATCATTATCATGTATATTAATTATATAATTGGGATTGCTATATTGTTTTATATAATTATCTAATATTGTTTTGATATTACCTGGATTAATAATATTATATATTTTATCAGTATTGTTTAATATATTATTAATATCATCTTCTGATATATTATATGGATTTGTACTTGAAGCATTATATATATTTACAAATTTTTTAATTGTATCAATCTTTTTATTTCTATCTGATATAAAATTTGTTTTTATTTCAATTGGTTCAGGTAATACGTTGTCAATACTTGATTCAATTATATGACCTAATTCTTCTTTAAAAACATCTTTTGTTACTTCTGAAATAATCACAATAAATAAAAATGTTAAAAATGTAAATAGAATAGATACATGTAAGAATCCATTTAAAATATATTGAATACTACTTGATAATTTACTTTCTGCTATTGCAGAATTATAATTACATGTATTTGTGTTCATTCTTAATATTATTTTAGAAAATTATATTTAGTAAAAAATATATATTATTAATATAATGAACTATATTAATAATATTACGAATGCTATTTCAAAAATAGATGTACATTTTATTTCAGAAAATATTATAGATAGTCATATGATTATTAATATAATTATGAATTCAGGATTAATTGCATCTTTTATAGCTGTATTTTTCTTTACATATGCAACTACTATTGAACAAGATATTGTAAAAAGTCAAACAGTTATTGTAATAAATGATTTAATGCAAACTATTAATCCTTTATTATCAGATAATGTTAAAAAACAAATATATAATAATATTAAAACATCTGATATGTCAGATGTAGATACAAATGCTAGTAATATAAATAATGAAATAATTAATAATGCATATTCACATTTAATAATTATATTTAGTATTGCATTTTTATTTGTAATGGTATTATCTATTGCATATAATCATAATTTATATGAAATATTAGGATTAAATTTAATATTATTAGTATTAGTTGCATTAACCGAATTTACATTTTTACATTTTATACCTCATAAATTTATTACTGCTGATACAAATTGGGTTCGGTGGAAAATATTAACAACATTAAAAACTAAATTATTATTTAATTAATTATATATATATATTATATGAAAAAATATAATAGATATGATATTATAATTACTATATTATATGTATTTTTATTAATCTATATTATTTATAAAATTATATTTACAAATAATGAAAATACAGAAATTGATTATGTAAATAACATTATTAAACCATTTACTTATTATGCTAATTGTGATATGCAAAATATATTTGATATTGTTCTTAAAAAATATAATATGAAAAGAGAAATGAAAGATTGGGAATATTATTTTTCATGTGATTTAAATAGTGCAGAAAATGATATTCGTAGATTTGAAAGAGATTTAAATCCTAAAAAAATATATTTAATAGATGGTTGTGATATAATTTCATCAAAAGTTAAATTATGGAATTTATTAAAAGAATATGATGATACATTAGATGTTTCAATTATACATACAATTATGCCAAAAACATATATATTAGTTGATGATACAGACATGAATGAAATTAAAGAACATTATGATAAAAATAGTTTAAAAAAATCAAATCATATATATGTCTTAAAATATTTAATACAACAGCAAAAAGGAATAAAATTAGTAAATACATATGATGGTATTATGTCTGGAAAATATGATAATTATCGATTAGTACAAGATTATTTATATAATCCATATTTGATTAATAAACATAAAATTAATTTAAGATATTATATATTGATAGTATGTCGTAATAATCAAATAGAAGGATATATACATGAGAATGGATTTTTATATTATACACCAAAAGAATATGATTCAGAAGATATAGATTTTGATAAACATATTACTACAGGATATATAGATAGGAAAATATATGAAATAAATCCATTAACACTAGACGACTTTCGTATATATTTAAATAAAGTAGAAAAGAATAGTTCTTATTTATGGGATAGAAATGTAAATAAATTAATGAATTATGTACTTACAGCCGCTGCTAGAAAGATGTGTAAAAATCAAAAATTAAGACATCATACTTTATTTCATATATTTGGAGCAGATGTAGCTCCTACAAATGATTTGTCTGCATTTTTAATGGAAATTAATAAAGGACCTGATTTTAATGCAAAAGATCAACGCGATAAACAGGTAAAAATATCAGTAATTGAAGATATGTTTAAAATAATAGAAAATACAGATACATTTAAAATAAGTGATGTACCTCATAGATATACTCGTGTGTATTAAAAATAATATAGTTTATAATTTTATTCTTCAATAACAACTTGTTTATCCATATCTAAACCATATATATTAGTTAATTTTTGTAGATATTCTTTCATAGTTACATATGTTTTTTTAACCCAAATTTTATTAGGATATAAATATTGAAATTCGGACATTGCTACATCACATATTTCATAAACTTGATATTCTATATTTATTCTATATAAAAAATATTTATGGTGTATTAATTCATCATTGGTTTTAATAATGATTGAATTCATAGGTATTCCAAATTCATCATTTTCATTTAATAACCATGCACCATTTTCTGCATTTTTCATAATCTTTACAAGTTCATTATCATTAAATTCATAGATAAAATATATGTCATTGAAAGGAGTATAAGATAATTCTAGTTCTAATAATGGTTTTTCTTTAATAGTAGGTAAATCGATATATAGAGAATTGGTGCTTTTTGCTGATAATACTTGCATTATAATAATTATTATAGATTATCATATATCAAATATATTAATATTTCAATTTTTATAAAAATTGAAATATTTATACAATATTACATTAATATAATATACTAATTATTAAAATGTCTATTTCTTTGCATACTGAAAATGACGAAAATGAACAAGAAAAGCCATGTGCATGTTGCAAGTCAAAAATAGATAATTCTCTTAAATTATATTTAACTAAAGATACAATTTATGAAACTATGAAAAAAGCAAAAGTATTATTAAGTAATAATGATTATATAGCACTTGATAAAGATAAGAATATCTTACCTCTTAAAGATAATATTCCTCAAGGAGAAGAAGCAGCTAGATTGCATTTAAAAAAAGATAGTCAAGAATGTTTATATAACGTAACACGACGTGGAACAGCTAATGATTATGGTTGTGATTTTAAAAAATTTAATGAAATTGAAAAATTATTTGGATATACGTCGTCTTGTGTTTTTTCTAAATTTGGTTGTGAAGGTGAACATCATAAAATTATTGCAGTTGATTATGATAATTATATAAATGTATGCGAGAAACATAAAGATAGTGGATTTGATTTGATGGATATTAATGTTGCAAATATTAAAGATATTAATTCATTCTATCATGAATATTCTATTTTACGATTGGCAGCACATACAAATAATCATGACAAAATTAAATTATTAAAAAAATTAAAAATTATTATGGAATTGGCAGCGAATGGTATATTAAAGAAACATCGATTGGATGAAAAATTTATATTATATGGTATTCATTATTATGAACATAAATTTGATCATGAGAATAAAAATGGTTGGGCACTTGTGTACACTGATTTTTGTGATAGTATTGCTCATATATTTTTAGATGAACTTACTGATGATCAACAAGTAAAAGAAACATTAGTGTTATTTGCCTATGAAAATATTAAAGCAAAACAACATCATGATTTATCTTGTATTAAAAGTTATATTAGAAATGAGAATAAAGCTCAATACAAACAATTGATTTCTATGGGTCATAAAAAATATACTTTTGATGTTCCGTATATTTTACATTATAAATTAAATATTTAATTACTAAAATCTAGCTCTTATTTTATTATGGTAAAACCAAAATTTATAAAATAAGGATAATTTATCCAATGGTGTTTTTCAATAATAATTTATAACGATCGATTGTTATAGGTGTTGAATTATCAATAGTGCCAGTAAAAAATTCAGCAATTTTACACAATACGTCGTCGTTTAAAAATTTATCAATAGTTTCAAGACCAATTAGTGCACTACGTTTATGAATAAATTCTTTTAACTTATAATTTAAATCAGGATATGTATAAGTAATAATATCAGGTCTTTCACTAATTTTTTTAGTAATTAGAAAAGGAACTAAATTTGGTGTTCTAATTTCTTTGTAAAATTTAATTTTTTTAAATAATGATGATAATAGAGCAGGTAAATAGTTATTTTGTGTAATTATATGATATAATATAGCACTTCGCTCTAGATGATATTTACGAATTGGTTTTTTAGTAATGTATTTAAAAATCAATTTATTAATTAGAATCAAAAATAAATATACCGCACGATAATCAGAATGTGGAATTGATATTTTTCTATATACCAATAACATATATTCTTTCCATTCTTTTTCATTAAAATATTGAATAATACATTCAAAAAATATGAATATATCGTTTACATTTTTACGATATTTATAAGAATAAATCTGGTTTAGATCATATGGATATTCTAACTTTATCGCACCTTTAGTATAACATTTTACAGGAGGACGATGTAAATGTAATTTCTTAATTTCATTTTTTAATGTAATAATTTTTTGTTTCATTCTTCTTTCTTTTCTTTTAAGTTTAATAATCGATCTATCTTTTATTTCTTGACAAAAGATAGATATAGCTTTTTCACAACCCGTGGCTTCAGCCGAGCCACGGCTAAATGTATTGTTAGTTTTGGTAGCGAGAATAGTTGTATTACTGGCCATAGAATCGAGGATATTAGTTTTGATACAAATATCAACTCTTAAAATTTTCAATTTTTATTAATTAAAAAAATTGAAAATTTTATTGCATGTAATATTTATTATAATCAATTGGAGTGGTCGTCTCCAAAACAATTGTGTAATTAATACCTGGGATCCATTTCCTAAAAACCGACAACGTGCTATATGTAAGTTACCTCTACGTGGTTTAGCACATGAGTAATCTACACTAACTCTTACTTTATCTTGGATGAAACCAAAACTTATAAATTAATTGTTACATTGTATTTAATTACATTTTCATAGTTTATAGTTGATTTATCATTAATAGTATATTTTACTTGTTTTAATCCATTCGATCTCCAATTTTTTAAATCACTCAAAATATTATATTTCTTATTGGTATTCGTTAATTCTTTAATATCTGATGTTGGTATATGTGATATTTCTTTTATTTCTATTTTTTCATTTGTTTCAGGATAATATACAGGTATGTGATTGGTAACTAATCGATTATATAGCCCATCATCTTCACCACCCCAACCTAAAAAATTACTTGGATAACCATTGATTTTTACAAAACTACCTTTATTAAAACTTATAATACCACCAAGAAAATCAGCAAATGTATATTTCTCACGCCATAAATGACCAATTTGTATTGGATTTTTTGTAACATGAGAATATAATTTTTTTAATTCAGGTGGTGATATTAAATCAACATCGTGAAAAATATACATATCATAACCCTGTTTGTTTGCTATATCAAAACCAATGTTTAATAGTGCCCCACGGTTAAATTTATTATTATCGTCTGATTGTTCAACAATGTAAATATCTAAATGATTTATATAATTGTGATAGTATTCTACAAATTGTTGTAATTGTTGTTCTCTATTTTGATATTTGTTACTTCGGTAAGGTACAATAATTGCAATATCGCTATCTTTATTATTTGGCAATGTATCAATATTTAATGATAATTTTTCTATTTTATTACGTGTTTCTTTGTATTGTTTGTATTTGTCGTGTATATTATTATTTTTACCACCAGTAAAATTATTTGAATATTTTAAACTATACTTTCTATATTTATCATAGTATTCCATATTTTTAGAATACAAATAAAAATTGAAAGAACAATAAACACCTTAAATTTATATGACAGTACAAAATCATTTTATAGTATTCATAACTAAGAATACAAGTACAGTAAAATAACAATCTGATAATGGATTATGTGGTTTAATAGTAGGCATATATTTTTCGAGTGCTTCATATAATTTTTCGTCAAATTCTTTTAATTTTGGATTTCGTAGTATATATTCATTTTTTAAATAAATATATGATTCATATAATTTTGCTGTACCATATTTTTCTTTAAATATATTATTATATTTTGCAATATCAAAATACATTATTTTTTTTGTAAATCTAACATTATATTTTTTTAAATCATTATTCAATGCTAATAAATCCATACCTTCTTTGTGAACTATTGTTATGTTTTTAAAATAATTTTGTAATTTTTCGAAATATATTTTGGGGTCTACATTTCTTTTTTGAACAAGATCATCTTTTTGATATAATTCCATTATTTTATCGAATGCATCTCGATGTATACCGCTAATTTGTTCTTTAAATAAATTAAAATATACGGAATCAATTGTTTTTTGCATTTTTTTAATTTTTTCTTCAGGTTGAGAACTAATTAATGTATAATTATTTGTTTCTATAACTTCATTTAATAAATCTTTTATTTGTTTATTTGGTATAAATTTTATAATATTTTTTTTTAATTTAATTGAATCAAAATCATAGATATTAATATAAAAAAGATCTTCTAATTTTTTCATTAATATTTCTGTTTTTTCTGTAGTAGTACTATATTTTGTAGTTAATATACGTATATTTGAATCAATTAATAATGGAAAATTAACATGTTCAATTAGAACCGGTGTATTATTACTTTTTTCAAATATAATTAATCCTAATTCTAAAATATGTGGTTCTTGATATTTTTTTTTCAGTAATGTTTGAAATTCAATATCTAAAAATGCAATATATTTTGTAGTAAATAAATTATCTAACATATAATAAAATTATAAAATTAAATTGATATTGTCTATATTCTTGTTTTCTATCAAAATAGTCCCCGCTGTAAAAATTGAATATTTTAATATTTATTTTAGATAAATATTAAAATAAAAAGAATGTTACAATACAATATAGATACTATTATATTTTGGTCAACATATTTAGTAATTATTTCATTAATTATACATATAATATACAGTGTAATTATGTATATTATACATAATTTATATATATATTATTATATGAAATATAAAATAATGAAATGTAAAAGGAGTGAATTTAGTGAAATAGAACTTATAATTATTCGTGATTTAGGAGAAAAACTAGAATTAGCATATCAAAATGGATCAATGTATTTACATGAAGCATCTGTTATGATTGGTGCACCAATAACTAAAGATCCAAAGAAGAAATTTGAACGAAAATATATGACACAATTAATTACATCATTTCTTAATGATACTAATATATTAAGAAATGATTTTGATAATATTGTTAATAAAGTACCTATGTCTATCTTAGAAAAAGATATGAATGGTAAAGAAATTATTTCAATAGAAAAGAAAGTATATTTGTCATGGAAACATATTATTAATCTTTTAAATATATACAATGATACTATAAGTTCTCCAATTATTAAATTTTAATAATTGAAAATATATTAATTTATAATTATGATATATTATAATTATAAATTAATATGTCAAATACAAATAATCTACCAATGACACGTAGTCAATTGATTGATTTAATAAATTACAAAAATAAAGAAAAAATTGAAGAAATTGTAAATCAAATTTATAATGGTGTTATTAATCATGCAAAACATTCTACCGAACCTGTATATCATCATGAAATTCCTAGAACATTTACAATAAACAAAGTGTATCTTGAAAATATGAATGAAATATTAGATAATTTAAAAATATTATTTCCTGAATGTAATATTACGCATACACTTCTCAGTAAAGGTATTGATGGAAAATTATATGATATTGCTAAAATAAATGATAATATTTTACCATTAATTAATAGTACACTTAATAATTCTTATATTGTAATTGATTGGACAATGAATTTTTTATAAAAATTAAAATATATAAAAAATTAATACTATATAGAATAAAAATGTATGATTATTATTTAATTGGTGCAGGTTTATTATGTATTTATTATACATTCCAATTTTCATGTAATAAAAAAAATAAAATAAATAAAAGACATATAACGTTCAAATGTGGTTATTATCCTCATTAGATTATATAAATTAAGGAATAATAACAGTGTCTTGCCGAGTATGATCAAGTGTGTTACCATCTAACCATGTGGTTTGAAACATATTTGCTCGGATGACCTTTAATCTGTTCTTAAAATTCTTCATATAATCAAATTCGTCACGAACTTGACCTTTTGGCATTAGTTTTTTTTTATACACGTTATAATACATGATATACATTTTTTTTAGATCGTTTTTGCAATCATCAATGGTCAATCGTTTTATTCCATTTTGAGTTGGATCAAATGCCCAGCCAATTGTATGATGCTGAATTGCAAGTTGTCCAATCATTTGATGCATCTCACCTGTTAAAGCAGCAGTAAGATTATCAACCATTTCTCTTGGTAAATAACGATGAATAAAACTCTTTGCAATATTATCTGTGTATTCTGAATATAAATAGGGCGATTTTCTGGGTTGAGACATCGCTTCTGCAATCGAAGTATATCCTGGTGGCGGTGCAATGGTTGGGTACTTGGACATCTTTTTCTTTTACTTTAATAATGAATATCTTATAATAAATATTTTTCAATTTTTATTATAAATTAGTCTCCAGAGTCGTGATCGAAACGACGGCTTCGAGATTTACAGTCTCGCATTCTACCAACTGAATTATCCGGAGATTATCTAAATAAAAACAATCATTTGTTGTAATTATTTAGATAATTATATATTAAATTATTTGTTTATGTAGAAACAACAAATAATATTTATTTATGATTTATTATTAATTATATTAGGAATTTCAGAACTATCTACAATTATTTGTAAATCAGTATTAATAACAGCATCTTTTTCTATATTAGTTGTTTCAATTACATCTTCTTTTTTTGTTTCAGATACTGAAGGTTCTGTTAGTACAGGAGTTTCTACTTTTGTTTCAGATACTAGAGGTATTACAGGTACAAAGTCTTTTATTGTTAAATTAGAATTATTTTCTACAACAGCATTTGTTTCTTTATTTTTATTAAATACACTTTTAAGGTCACTTACAAGATTTTTTTTATTAGTTTCATCTTTAGTTTCATTCTTATTTTCATTCTTGTTTGTTGGTACAAATGATCGTGGTACTTTATTAGCATTTACTTTTGATAAATATGAATTTTTTACATCAGATGGTGTAGGTATATAAACATTACTTGATGGTATAGATGATCTACGATGAGGAACTATTGCATACGCTCTATGATCAATCGCATCATTAATATGACGATCAATGTCAACCATAACTAAATCTTTCATTAATTTTTTCTTATGCATTAATGCAAGTGAAGCTTCCACAGCAAGCATTTTTAATCTTTGATCACGATTATCATATACATGTGTATGTTTAATATCACCAGTAATATCAGGTTTTTTCACATCTAATTTGGTATCAAATTCTTTTTGAAAACGTTTGATAATAAATTCAGGTATGGCTGGTGATTGTTCTATTAGTCTATCTAATTCTACACGGAACATTTTTAGAAATGTGTAAGCGTCAGTACGTTCATTCGGATGCAGTGCTAATTCAATAATAATTAAACGAGCAAATTTAGCCCAAGATATCGCCGCACCCGAATGGCTTTCACTTAATTGTGCGTATCTAAAAAAATTTGCTAATGTACTAATAATACCAGTTATGATGGAAATTGAACCGATTCCAAGAGTAGCGATGGTTTTTGCACTACTAGTTGGATCTGGAAATATAGTATCTAATGAAAAATTAGCAGCACCTGATAAAGTAGATAATATGATTACAGGTATCATCATATTTTGATTACTTTTACCAAGTGATTGACTTGCTTTATCATGCATCCATCTATAACATTGACAACGGTCACCCCAATCCGCTGCTAAAACTTCAAGTTCATGTGTCCAACCATTATTAAATTTAACTTTGGGTTTATCTGTTGTTTCGGAAGTTTTATTTTCGTTCATATATATAATTTATTTAATTATTTTTCATGAATATTAATAATAAAAACATATGCCCAATATAATTACTTAAATTTAAACATATGGTCTTTATATGTAAAATTGAAATATAATTTAATAAAATAATAAATTATATTTATAAAAATGGATAATCGTATTGAACGATTTCGAAAATTACATCAAAATATATGGTTTCACATAATGAATGATGTATTGTATGAATTAATTATTCCTAAAAATTTAGTAGCTATTTATACTAAAAAATATGATCAACAAGTATTAAATATGCGATTTAATGCTTGGTCTCCAATCAATTCTAATAATCTTAAAACAGAAATATTTCTTGAAAATATTTATAAGAAATAATATATATTCTATTATATAATAAAATGGGACAATATTACAAAGTAATTATTTTAGCAGAAAAGACAGATAAAAAAGAATTTATTCGTGCTTCATTAGAACCATATGCTTTTGGCAATGGTCAAAAATTAACCGAACATGCATATATTAATGGTAATTTTATGAATGTAATTGAATATATATTATGTCCATTAGGAATGTTTTATAAAAGTCGTATTGTTTGGGCAGGTGATTATGCAGAAAATGAACCTAATTTATATCAAAATCTTTTTAATTTATCTGAAAATAAATTATATTATCCAGTATTACCAGAATCACATAATATGATTATAAAAAAATATAGATATATTATAAATCATACAAAGAAACAATATGTAGATAAAAAAGATAAAATTATTCATCCCTTAGCATTATTAACATCAGAAGGAAATGGTGCCGGTGGTGGTGATTACTTTGGTTCAAATGAAATTTTGGTAGGATCATGGGCAAGAGATGTTATATCAATTGATGAAGAAATACCAGAAAATTATACAGAATTAATTTGTGAATTTACTGAATAATATATTATTTCTTTTGCTTTAATACGAATAATAATATGATACCACCAAAAAATAAACATCCAATAGAAATTACAATTATAATACTACCTGTAACTATTAATGTATTATTTGTATTTGTTTGAGGTTGAGGTTGAGGTTGAGGTTTATCAGTATTAGATACCTCTTCATTATTAGATATATCTTCAGTTCTAGATACATCACTAGATACAATTATACGTAAAGCAAAATTATATAACGTATTACTTTTAAATAAACTACTCATATTTCTAGAATCTTCTACATTCGTATTGTAAAATGTATAATAACCTGAATTTTCATCAGCAATCATATGACGAAATAATACATTTACATTTAAATTTTTACCATCTGTAACATTAATAGGATTATTTATTAATTTTGATAACGTACTTGTTATATTATTTCCTTTATTATCAAATTTATATATTGAAATACCATGAATTCTAGTAATAGATATATTATCAAAATAATAAAATGTTAAATTTTTAGTAGAATCAGATGATGCATTACCAATAGATAAAGAGGATGATGCTGAAGGTGATGCAGTATATTGTGTCTCAATAAATGGACTAGAACCTAAACAATTTAATGATAATGTTATAGTTCTTTGTGTCATATATATTATATATTAGAAAAATCTAAAATATAATTATAATATAGACATATAAATTATAATTATATGTATGAATAGATTAATACCAAGTAATGAACAACAGGATATAATTAATTGTGTTATAAATAAACAACACGTTATATCATCAGCTGTTGCAGGTTCAGGTAAATCTACATTAGTATTAGCATTAGCACAATCAACATCAAAAAAAATATTACAATTAACATACAATAAATTATTAAAAATGGAAGTAGAAACAAAAGCTAAAAAATATGGAATAGATACTATAGAAATACACACATATCACAGTTTAGGTGTAAAGTATTATAATAAAGAAGCACATGACGATATTACTTTAAATGAAATAATAGAAGAACATACAAATGCAAAAATAGAACTACCAGAATTTGATATTATAGTAGTAGATGAAGCACAAGATATGTCAAGATTATATTATAAGTTTGTAAGAAAAGTAATACAAGATATTATTAAAAATAACACCCGTACTATTACTTTATTAATTTTGGGTGATAGATATCAAGAAATGTATAAATTTAAAGGTGCTGATCATCGTTATTTATCATTTGCTGATATTATATGGTCAGAATATATATTTGAAAAGAAAAGCTTATCTACTTCTTATAGAGTAACAAAATCGATTGCATGGTTTATAAATAATGCAATGTTAGGTAATAACAGAATTATTTCTCACAAAGATGGATATCCAGTATATTATTTACATCATGATATGAATTATGCTCATGATATAATATTACCAGAAATAATCAAAATGTTAGAAAGTGGTGAAATAAAAGTAGATGATATATTTGTTTTAGCATATTCTATTAAAGGACCATTTGCACCAATTAAAAAATTAGAAAATGAATTTATAAAATATCGAAAATATTACCCTGAATTAAATATAGAATGTTATATGCCATCATCTGATGAATCAAAAATTGATGATAATGTAATTAAAAATAAAATAGTATTTTCTACATTTCATCAAGCAAAAGGTAGAGAAAGAAAAGTTGTGATAGTATATGGATTTGATAATTCATATTATGAATATTATGATAAAGAAGCAAAAGAAGATGAATGTCCACAAAATTTATATGTGGCTTGTACTAGAGCTAGTTTACGATTATTTTTAATAGAAAGTATTGATAAAAAACCATTGCCATTTTTAAAACTTTCCAAAGAAGAATTACAAAAATCAAAATTTATAGATTATCATGAAGACAAAGATAAAAAGAATACACGTAATCCTAAACAATTCACATTTCATAAAACATCACCAACAGATCTTGTTAAATTTATTAAACAAGAAAATCTAACAATAATTAATAAGTTAGTAAAACAATTATTTACTACTGTAAGAGAAAAAGGTAAGATAATAGAGATACCATTAGTAATAGAAACTAGTTCAGGTAATTATGAACAAATATCTGAATTAAATGGATTAATCATACCTGCAATATTAGAAGCTAAACAACATGGTATAACATCCTTACACAAAGAAATTGATATTGAAATTAAAAATGGATTATATAATAAACATCCTTTCTTTAAATCGTATGTACAAAAAATAAAGAAAGAAAATTTAAAGTTAATAGATTATGTGTATTTAGGTTTGGTATATATATCAGTTAAAAATAGAATATATCATAAACTAGTACAAATAGATAATTTAAATTGGTTAACGTATGATATAGTACAAAAATGTCATAACAATATGAATATATTTGTGTCAAATAAAATAAAATATGAATTAGAATTACCTATTAATAGTAAACATGAAGAAAATTATGTTAAAATTAATAAGTATATTAAAGAGGTTATTTTTAAAAAAGAAAATGTTTTAGGTTGTGATGTTGAATTTAATGGTATAATTGATGGTTTTGATAAAGATATTATATGGGAATTTAAATGTGTAGAAGAATTAACAATAGAACATTATTTACAAGTAATATTGTATGCATGGTTATGGAAAGTAGTAATGGTGGAAAAATATGGTTCTCGACGATTTTTATTAATGAATATAAGATCCGAAGAAATACAAGAATTAGATACTAATTCAAATTTAATAGATGATATTATAAAGATATTATTAGAGAACAAATATTGTAACGAAAAAGAAATAGATGATGAAACATTTATACAACTGAATAAAAATTGAAAAAATATTATATTAATAGATAATTTATATAATTAATAAAAAATGTCTGATCTTAAACGAAAATTGGAGTTAATAGACGAATTATCATCTAAACGATTAAAAATCGAAACAGAAACAACAAAAAATATTAATGATGAAATTGAAGAATTAAGAAAAATAATTGAGAATACAGTAAAAGAAAGTCAAGAATTAAAAGAAATGATAAGTAAAAAAGATATTGAAATAATGCAAATTCAGGAATTAGTAAAACAAAATCAAGAATTAAAAGCAATTAATTTAAAAAATGAGAATAAATTAAAAGAATATAATGAATTAGAAGAAATAATTAATTTTGATAAATTAAAAGAAATGAAAATAAAAAATGATATTTTAATTAAAGAAAATCAAGAATTAGAAAAATACAAAAAAATTAATAATAATTATATAGAAAAATTTCAAGTTAAAAATAAAGAAATTTATGAATATCAAAAAACAATACATTCATTAAAATCAATGATAAATACATATAACAATGAGTATGATATTATGTATAAACATGGTGAAACTAAATATCCAATTGAATATAATTGTAATACATATAATCAATATAGATCTGGATATTATCGATGGTTAATAGTTGATAACAAACTACATGAAAAATATATAAAATTTAAAAAAGATTTTGATAAAATTAAGAATAAATTATAAATTAAAATATCTTTATTTATAAAAAAATATTATTTTACACTTGTGATTATGTGATCAATTGCAGGATTTGTTTCTGGTGTCATCCGAAATTCAAGTGGTAAAGGTTCTTCATCACGTGTCCATGCAACAGGACCAACAGGTACTCCAGTGCACACATGCGAGTATCGTGTACCAGTAACAGAATTGATTGGCAAGTGACGCTCACATGCAAAACACCAATGTTCTCGGCAAGATACACATGTAATGTGATCACAACCAGCTGCTACCATTGTAGGAACATCACACATCGGGCAGAAACGGATGCCTTCCGCACGAGCATTTGTAATTTCTTCAGGAGTGTGAATAATTTTTTTAGGACAAATTAATGTTTCACCTTTATGATCAATTTTTAGTTTGCCACATAATCCACATTCATCTTTTTTGCAAGAAGGACATTTAAATGCGTGAAATGTAGTATTTTTCTTTTCTTTGTATGATTTAGCACAACCAATACAGTACGCAGTCAAAGGCATAATATATGGTTTTGTAGCATATTTGCATTCAATAGTTGAACAAGTAAACATATGATGATATTTTGAAGTTTTAGCTATACGAAATACTGCATCTGTAAATTTTTGATTAGATGGTAACAAAGAATGATTTTCTCTTGGAAAAAGAGTAATTATTTTACGGATGAGATGCATACTAATTAATAATGTTTTATGAGAATGTGACTTTTTGCATTTACATTTATTACAATTTACAATTGTACATTCATCATTGTGATCTTTACAATTAGTACAGTCATTACTATTTTCTTTACAAATTGGACATGATACTTCTAACACAGCATGAGAATATGGATATTTAATAAAATGTACATCTACTGCATTATCAGTTATTGTTGTAAACCAGTTAAATAATATAGAAAATGGAAGTGCATGTACGTGTCGTCTACTTTCATGAAAAATAACTGAAATTAATTCATTATCACGAGTGATAGGAAGAGGTTTAAATATATCTTTAAATTGAATTAATTTTATTTTGCTATCAGGTTCTGCAATCAGCATATTGTTAGCATAAGCTAATGCATCACCAATTCTTTTAATTGGTCGTGAATGTGATGTATGAGGAAACAAACGCAAGTCACTAATAATACTACCATAATGTATTGTTTGTTTAGGAATATTAATTAATTCTAACAATTTTTGAGGTGCTGTCCAATTTTTTCTAATTATAAATGTATTAAATACTTTCATAATTCTACAAACATAAATAGCATAATTATCATATATAATAGTAGGTGGAATAGGTAATCTAATGCAAGTTTTTACTAATTTTTTCATATTAAATAGAAAAGATAAAAATATTTTATCAACAAACTTTGGGCGTCTGTTTATTAAATCGTGAGGTATCTTATTTTCATTTGCATATTTAATACTATCATTTATAATTTTTATCGGATTTGAACAATTTAAAATTTTCATTAACAAAGCCCATAATTGAGGGAATTCTTTCTCAAAAATGTCTGGAGTATACACTGTAGAACTCATTTGAGAATGTTTGGAATAGTTACATAATATATTGTAGTATTTATTAAAATTATTTTTCAATTTTTATATTATCTAAAAATTGAAAAATAAATTGTTTAATTAATTAAATATATAATTAAACACAAAATAGGTTAGAACGTAAGTTCCCATATAATGGTACCTAAGGTTTGAATACTACCTAAAAATATTCAAATATACACAAGAACGAAAGTTCCGTCAGTAATGATGCAAATCCAAGGTTTGAATACTACCTATAAATTATTCAAAAAATATACACACAAGAACGAAAGTTCCATCAGAAATGGTGTAAATGAAGGTACGAATACTACCTATAAGTTATTCACATACAAGAAACGAGAGTTCCATCAGAAATGGTGTAAATGAAGGTACGAATACTACCTATAAGTTATTCACACACAAGAAACGTAAGTTCCATCAGAAATGGTGTAATAAAGGTTTGAATACTACCTAGAAATATTCAAATATACACAAGAACAAAAGTTCCATCAGAAATGGTGATATAAAGGTTATTATACACCTATAACGTGTTCTCTGCTGATAATAAAAAGAAGCCTCTTCGTGGCGAAGCAGATTAGTACTCATTTGCGAGTATGAGGAAGCGAATATCTTTGCAAATTTATTTTACAAAAATTGAAAAATATAAAATATATTATGTGATATTATATTTTATAATTTACTATGGATTTCTTTGAAAAAATTCAAGTAACATTAAATGTTACTATACCAGGAAATACTGATACAAAATTAATTGGATATAGTCGTGGTGCATTTAAAACAGGATTGTGTTTAGAACCATTAGGTATAGTACTAGATGCAGGTATTTGTTGTCAAATAGAACCATCAGCGATTTTAATTACACATGGTCATGCAGATCATATCGGAGAATTGTATTCAATATTAATTGCAAATTCTAGAAAAGAAAAAGTACAAATTATTTCGTCAGCTAATTTAATTAATCAAGTTAGTTATTATCTTAATTCAATGGCAACTATGTCAAAAGGTAGTCCATGTACATATAATAAATGGTCACCAATTAGTATTTTAGAAACACATCAACTAACAATAAATAATAAATTAATTATAATTGATGCATATAAAATGGATCATACGATTAATACTATTGGGTTTGGTATAAGTGAGATTCGAAATAAACTAAAAGAAGAATATATTGGTAAAAGTAAAGAAGAATTAATTGAAATTAAAAGGACTACATCATTAATGGGACAAGTCAAATATCCGCTATTGTTTTTTGCAGGTGATACAGGACATTCAATATTAGAATCACTACCATTTGATGTATATCCTGTAATTGTAATAGAAGCTACTTATTTAAATCCAGAACATGAAGAAAAAGCAAGAGAAAAAAAACATTTAATTATTACTGATTTAGAACCATATTTTCAAAAGTATCAATATACACAATTTGTATTAATACATTTTAGTTGTGTATATAAAATTGATGAAATTAAGGAATATCAAAAAATATATGAAGAAAAGTATTCAAATATAAAATTCTTTATTTAATAAAAAATTGAAAAATATATTGCCTAATATATTCATTAATCTATAGTAACACGTTGGACATCTGCACACTCGCAAAAATGTCTGATCTTGATGCTGCAATTCGCACTTTTCAGGAACACACTACGCAGGCGGTCATCTGCAAGTACAACAAAACTGGCGATGGATGCATGAACCGCAACTGCACGTATGCTCACCCAAAGCTCTCTATCTGCAGCAAAACGCATGCAACTCCTCAGGAGCGACAAGCGTGCCGCGATGCCCACCCGCCTCCGCCTCAAGCTCGGGACGAGCAGCCAGATGCTGGTGCCGGCAGGACTTTCACAAGTCGCCCGATTGGCAGGAATCGTTTTCCAACAATGCTGACACGCCCACAGGGTAGGTCAGGACTTTCGACAAACATGCCGATGAACAACATGTCATAGGCGAAGATCATTTGTTTACAGCTCACAAAACTATAAAAATAGTTTTTATTTAAAAATTTAATTTTTTTATAATTTCATAATTATATGGATGTACGTATATTACAATATACAATATTTTTTTTATTATTTTGTGTAATATATAATATATTAATATTATGTAAAAATTTAGAAATATTTACAAATAAAAAACCATATTTATGGCAATATTGGGATAATATTGATAATAATTCAACACCAGCATATATTAGTTTATGTTTAGAAACTGTTGATCGTAAATGTGCAAATAGTTTTGAAATAATAAGATTAAATAAAGATAATATTGAAGATTATATACCTGAAATAAAAAATTACAAAAAAGAATTAGATAATTTGATTATTGCCCATAAAGTAGATATATATCGAATTTTTTTATTATATAAATATGGTGGATTATATATGGATGCGGATATTATTTGTTTGCGAGATCCAATTGAAATTATAGATAAATTAAATGAATATGATTTTGTTGGATTTGGTTGTACAGGTTATATCTGTAAATATGGTTATGGAAAACCATCAAATTGGATATTAGCTTCTAAACCAAATGGTATTTTAATATCTCATGTATTAACTGAAAGTTTAGATACAATAAAAAAACATAATAATTTTAAATATCATGATTTAGGAAAAATGATAATATGGAATCAATTAGATATATTAATAAAAGATAATAATTATAGTTATTATCATTATCCAAATAAAATAGATGGATCGAGAGATATGAATGGTAAATGGATAACTTCTAATATTATATTTTCTAATAATGATATTAAATATGATGATGAAGATAATATGATGTTTTTAGTTATTTATAATTCAGAAATAAATAATAATATTAAAATTTTAACAAGAAATGAATTATTAAACAATAATACTAATTATTCTAAATTTGTAAAAAAAGGATTATTATAAATATATATTTAGTAAATAAAAATTAGAATATAATATGTTTAAATATAACATATTATATAAAATATATTGTATGACATATTTAAAATATGGATTATTATTATTAAAAAGTATATATATTGTTTCTACTGAATATGTTAAATATAAATTAAACATTGTCACACATGTAGATGCATATAATAATGTAACAAATAGATTAAGTAATTTAAATATATTATATACAAAATTGTTACAATGGATAATAAATGATACAATTAATTGTGATGATGAAATTAAAAAGAATATAGAAAAATTTACAGATAATGTTGAATATCATGAATCAGATATAGATTATATATCTTTAATAAATTTAATTAATAATAATGATATTAAATTACTTTCATTGACACCCTATAAATCTGGAACAATATCAATTATTTTTAAAGGTATATTAAATAATAAACCAGTTATAATTAAAATGATACGTAAAAATATTGAAAATAAATTACGTGAATCAATTGAATATTTTAAATTTTTAGGTAAAATTGTATCATATATACCATATATATCTGAATTTAATATAGAAAAAATAATTAATAATAATTGTGATGAATTAATGATACAAACAAATTTTATAAATGAAGTTGATAATATAGAAACTTTTTATAAAAATTTTAAAGATAATGAAAATATTATTATACCTGAAGTATATAAAAAATATACAGTTGAAAATAATAATGTTATAGTTATGGATTATATAGAAGGTATAAATGTATATTCATTAATTAATGAAAGTGAAGACAAATCCAAATATATCAAATTAATATATCAATTTATATTAGAATCTATATTTGATTATAATATATTTCATGGTGATTTACATCCTGGTAATATATTATTTATAAAAGATGATACATCTGAAACAAATAAATATAAAATTGGAATAATTGATTACGGTATAATTGCTAAATTTGATTCAAGTTTAAAACAAAATATATGTACATTTTTTAAAAAATTAATACATAGAAAATATAATGAATTATTTGAATTGATACTTGATAATTTAATAGAACAGAATGATTCAATTGAAAAGTTAGATAAAGATACTAAAGAAATAATAATTAATAAATTAATTATTAAACAAAAAGAATTTGATATTCTTTCATCAAATTTAAAACCAAATGATATTTATCATATTAATAATGTATTACAAGAATATAATTTAACATTATCATATAAGTTTTCAAAATTATTTTTCTTTATTTCATCAATGTATTCATTATTATTTATATTACAATATAAAATAGAAGATGGATTATTTAAAGCTGCATTTAATGATTATTGTAATAAAAATATATTTAATTATCTTCATTTTGTAGATTAAAATATAATAAAATATCCTAGAATTATTTTATTATATATGTTGTTTTTGATATTAAATTCGTACTGTAAAACTCCAACAAAGTATTTGATTATTATCTTGATCTTTCCATGTAGTTGTAGCAACGATAGTACCATGTGTAGTACCATCACCAATTTGTGATGAACTTATAAAATGAACATTACCTGCTGAAATAGGACAAGGTGTTGTTGTGTATTCTAAGTCAGGACATAATGCTTGTGTAGTAGGTGTTAATGGAAATCCATTGAATGATGCAGTATATGTTACCATTCCATCTGTTACTGTTGTATCTAATATGTAATCAATCTCAATATTAACATAATCACCAGATCCAGGTGCAGATGGATTCATATTTAAACTTGTGATATGACCAGTATGCGGTTCAATTGAACAATCTTTCATAGTTTTATAAACTTTTTGTGATAGTGTTAATTGTGATAGTAATATCATAAAAAAACATTTTAACATTGTATAATATATAATATATTAATATTGTTTATATTATATTTTTATTTACTGCTAAAAACATATTTTTATATCCATTAATTTCAATAATATTATAATTTAAATTTTTAAGGAAATTAAATAAAGTTTCATTAATTGTATTTGATTCAAATAATATTTTTGGATAATTTGATTTTTGTAATGTCATTACTGAACCTTTCAATACATTTAATTCATTATCTTCTACATCTATTTTTATAAATCCAATATTATCAATATTATAACTATCTAATGTTTTTATTTCTATTTCTTCAGTTCCTAGTATATTATTATTATTATTATGTAATGTAGATCCTCCTCCATCTAAACTAACAATATTTAATATATTTTTTCCAATTTGTTCATCAGATCCTAATCCAACATTTATACAAGTTATATTGTTAATATTAGATAATGCAACACTTCCACACAAAGAATAATATGTCATTTTTTGTGGTTCAAATGAATAAACATGTTTACAATTATCAGCTAGGCTAATAGAATATGTACCTGAATGAGCTCCAATATCAATCATATTTTTATCTTTATTACAATATTGTTTTGACCAATCAATCAAATGTTTTTCAAATAATCCATAATTCACATAATAATGAATATTATTTTGAGGTAAAATATATGATTTAGAATTTAAAAAAATAATTTGATTATTATCATCATTTATAGTATTATTTGTTGGTTTGGTTAATATAAAATATTTACAAATCATTTACTTAGTATTATGTTATATTTTTAAATAAAATTGAAAAATAAATTTTATTTGTATGTAAATATAATTATTATATTTCAGATGGAAACTAATATTTCTATATTAGAGTATTGGTTTCCGAATGAATCAAATAAAATACCTACTTTTTGGTTTTCAAAATCAAAAGAAACAGATGAATATATAATTTTACATTTTAATGAAATATTAAAATTAGCAGAAAATCATAAATTAAATGATATGAAAAGTACTGTAAAAGGTCATTTAGAATTAATTATTATATTAGATCAATTTTCTAGACACATATATCGAGATACACCTGAACAATATAAAAATGATATTCTTGCATTTCAATATGCACAAGAATTTCTACTTGAAAATAAAGATACTGATTTGACTATTTTAGAAAAGATGATGGTATTGATGCCATATAGACATCAGGAAAATATTGAGGCATATATATTTTTAAATAAATATCTTGAAAAGGAAACGGATCCTTTATGGAATAATTTCAAATGGCACACACAAAAAAATTATGAATATTTAATAAAACATGATAAATTACCAAGAGATATTCCTAATGATAAAATTAAAATTATTAATTCAGAATATTTTGCAAGTATTTTAGAAAATCCATGGAAATTTGAAATACAAACAATACATAAAACAATTTTAAATAATGTACTTGGTACGT